CTCAAATACCTCGCCAGAATCTACCAAAATATGGTTTTGATTTATTAGCGCTGATTTCTGGGGATCCCTCAGCGCTTAATTGGCGGGGTTGTTACATTTAATTACTTATTAAAGTGAATCTTTTTTAGCATTATTTATTTCATCTGCACATTTAACGTGATTCTTGAATTCATATTGCAAGAGAAGATGCCCAGATGAACTATCACTAGCTTTAGCTTTCAACAATAAATATTCTATATTGCTTTTTTGCAAAGCTCCGCTTTTGGAATCCCATACTGCATATAAGACTCTTTCTTCTTTATTTAACCCCCTCATCCAATCACGTGGCTCATTCCATATCGAACCTGGTAATAGCAAATCAGTTTTCTTACTTTCGCCGTAAATCGAATCAAGAGATGTTTTTAAGTCATCAAATTTAACTCTCAAAGAAATGCCATACGTATCATTTTCGATATCCTTACCAATCGCATTTATTTTGCAAAGCCCAAGCGTTGGGGATATGAGAAGACCATAGTTTTCAAAAGAATCATTTGTTTTCGGCAACCTATCCACAAGATAAACATTTGTATATTCAGTCGGTTTTAATGCCTGACCAATCATATCCTCAATATTTTTCTTTGTTAGCCCCATCTGCAATCCAAATGGCCCATCAGCCGCTGGCAGTAATTGCTGCTCAGTTTTACTCTTATTAGAAGTAGAAATATTTTGATTAGGGCTAGGCGCATTTTCAACGGGTTGTGCTTCTTCTGGAGATAATCCTTTTGGATCACACCCAGCTAATAAAATAGCACCCACAAGCAGAACAATTACATTCTTCCTCATCACAACCTCTCATCGTTAAATTTCGCTCATAATACCAACCAATTAGCGCAAAAGAACGCAAAAAGCCACATTTAAGTGGCATTTATGTGATTGTTATTTGATTCAAAGCCTTCCGTGGATTGGACAATTAATCAGTAAATTTAGCTCTATCTCGAATCTCTTTTATGCCCATTCCGAACACAGCACGATGATTCGCGCACATCCAGCAAGAGCATAGGCAAGGTGTTCTGTAACATATCCCTGCCGATGCTTTATCAGGTTGACCACCAGCATTATTATACCTACCGCGTTTTACTTTTAAGCGGTACATGTGATGCCGTTTAACAGCGAGGCTTTTCTTCATAAATAAACTCACCCAATGGCTGCATTATAAATATGCGCAGCCATTGATGGATATAGTGAATCGTCTTCACTGTATGGGAGCGTATTGGTTAACACGGGTTCTTCCCCGGACTTTTGCATGTAGTGTTTAACTTCACCGTTGCAAAATTCAGTTATCAGGAAAGAGCCTTTTACTATTTCGTTGGTGTAGACCAACTTAAAGCGTTGATCTTTCTGATGATGGACTTTTCCATCATCTTTATTTAAGTAGATATCTAGTTGGTTCATGTTTTACTCCGCGCAGTAAAAAGCCCCGTGATGGGGCTGTTTGTATTCTTTCTGCTATTGAGTTAAGCGGCGTTAGATGTGAAAAACCCGTCTGGGGACGGGTTAGTGAGTTATTCTTTTGGCATTGGTAATTCGCTTTTAGAAATGATAGCCAGTCTGTTTTGATGATGCTCGGGATCACCCCATAGCCACATCTCTTGTCGACTAACATCATCTTGGGTCAGAATCTTGCGCAATTCGCAGGTTATCATGTCATAGGCATAAACATACAGATTATACATCAGAGCGTCATACATGCAGCCTTGCCAAAAAGACATACCGTCATTAGTCTGATTCATGTCCGAAACTATTACATTATAACGTTCCAGTAGGTAATCAAAGAATACCTTGCCAGCTAAATCACGCAGAGCTGCCCGATGTTGAGGTGTCTTAATACGCCAAACGAGAATTTGAGTTACAGGACGGCAATTTAACACAACGTCAGGCTGTATAACCACCCGGTTATAATAGGCAACTTCTTTTGATATATCGTTTACCAGAGCTAACTCAAAGTGAACTTGACTAATCTTATTAGCCAATCGATTATCAACGCGAACCATGCGATAGCCAGGGGAAAGGGATAGTCCTTTTATTTGGCTCATGATGTCTTCCCCATCCATTAAAGAGGCATAGAGGGTGCGATTATCTGAGCTTTCGTTCAAATGAGCGAAAACTTCGTTAACCTTTTCAGGATTTACCAATCTTTGTGGCATATACCCTCCTCAAGCTCAGCTACCTAAAATGGATGGCTAAAATTTAACTCATTAATAAATTACCTTGAGGTAATGATAGAGTCATGTTGATACCAAATCAATAGCATTAACTATATTACTGTTGTTTAGTTGACCATCATTTCTTCATGCTCACCAGTCTGCGCTTGCCGCTCATCAGCTCATTGGTGCGCTTATCATCAGCATCGATAACCGCATCATACTCTTCACGGGTAAAGCCCTTGTCATCAGGAAACTTAGCTTTCAGCATCATCTGAAACTCAGTCATGGTTAGCTGCGCCGCTTCCTCGCGTGACATACCGAAGTGGGCGCGAGCTGCATTAATGTACTCAATCGCGACAAACTGCCCTGAATACTCTTCCGTACCTTCATTGCGCTGGAGCTTCCTGATTTTGACCTTACCAATGACTCCGTGCGTTATCATCTCAGTAGCCAGCACGATAATGTCATTAATTGACATCTTGCCCGGTCGATACACCACACCTCTTCGCCCTGGTCGCCATTCTCCGATCAGCTCATCAGCATCATCTTCACAGCAAGCCTGTATAACCATCATCGCGGTCGATAAGATATTTCGGCCAAATACGGGTTTACGTATCAACTTAATCAGCCAATCAGGAAGACTGCCGTAAGCCATCACAGCCCGATTAATTAATTCCTGCGTCTCTGCACCATTGAGCAATGTGTACGCTCCAACAATCTGCTGAGGCGTTCCAATTCTCGTCATTGCAGAGAACGAAGGTCGAAATAAAAAGTCCACTTTATCAGTGGCGATAACCATCTCACCAATTTCAAAAATAGGTGTCATAATTCCTCCTGAACATTATCAAGGGCACTCGCAAGCACCCTTTGTAATGTTAAGCAGTCACGGTAATCGCGCATTTAGCGGTTTTACTGCCATCCTCAGAGGTAACAGTGACATTTGCCGATCCTTCTGCAACCCCTTTCACTGTCACCACACTACCAATCTTGCTTACTGTAGCAATGCTGGTTTTATCAGATGTCACAGTATAGTTTTTATTGGTCGCATCGGCGGGAGTGAAATTAACCACAAAAGAACCGGTTTTTCCTACGGCTACAGTCAATGACGAAGGATTAGCGGTGACTGACTGTACCGCGACTTCTTCGATCAACCATTCAACCGTATCGGCATCGGATATTTTTAGCTCACCGGAATAGGTAGCCACTTCGTTGGCACCGAACTTAGATGACCAAGACGTGAAGACCATGTACCCTTGCAGAACGAAGGCATTCTCGCCTGTAAAATCCATCTGTACCCAATACGAGGGCTGACGACCTGCCTGAACTTCTCTCGGTATTTCCTGCAACAATCGCAATGGACCGAAATCATCTTTCTTGTCCCGCTTACGATACTCACCATCAAATGAGATGGTTAAGTTCATACTGGTGACGACACTTTCCACCAGCCCTTTTGAATCATCTGCTTCTGAGGTCAGTGTGTTAGGTGACAGATCAAATGATTTAGTAGTCAATGCACCAATGCGAAAAAATATTGATTGCTCTGGCGCCGCATCAGGACAACCGTGCGCAATACGGATAATGGCATTGCGGCCAATTAACTTACCGGTCTCTACCGGGCAATTTGACATATGAATAACCTCGATTTGATAGAATTAAAAAAGGCCGCCTGAGCGACCTGATTATGATGTACAACGGAATAGTAACCGGATGATGTATCGGTTCTCTTGTGTGGGGATGGGGGTTGGCATACCACCGAGATTGAAAACAGCATTCAGGCAATCATCATCAGGATGAATAGCAACGTAATTAAGGATTTCCTGCGCTCGCTGGATAACAGGCTGTGGGTCGTTCTGTCCACTGACCAGAATCACCTGCACATTATCATCAGCACTGAGATCATCCAGCCGTCCCGTTCCACCCGATGGCTGAAAGACCATATATTGCATCTGCCCGCCCTCATCTTTTTGCTCAATCCAAGTGACCATCTGTACCGTGAAACCATCAATCAGCCCTGCCGTTGCCAGATAATGCCGGAATTGTTCAAATGTACTCATAGCGATTTCAATTCCTCCATGACAGCCTTATCGATCTGCGCCCGCACTTCATTAAATCCGCGCTTCAAGAACTCTTTTTTCGCGGTTGCCCTGCGGAAGTTTTGCTTAACCTTGGGGTCATGAACATAAACGGCGTAGTTTGCCGAGTAGCCCACACGCCCCGTCAACCTCACCCCATCAAAGCGAACATCACGGAACTGAGAGTTAATGAGAGTGGCAGTATCAATCGGCGTATAAAGAGCAGCCTGAGCGCTGCCGATATACAGCGCCTTGTACATGGCACGAACCACTTTCCGACCCCGAATATCACCGATGAGTGCATTGAGCTTGGTTTTCGCTTCACGAATGCCTGTGACTTTTACGCCCATATCATACCCCTGTGATTAAGGCGTAATCGTCCGCCGTGCGCTCGAAGGTGTCGGCATAGCGCACGATGTGTTTGATTTCGTCAGCCCCTGCCGCGATAGGATTCAGATTAGATGACTCGCCAATCAGGATATAATCCCCTATAGAGGCATCAGCAAACTCAGTCCAAAATGTGTTTTTGGCAACAAGTTCAGCACCAACCCCTAATATTTTGCTGGACAATCCACCTTGATAATCACACAGGATAGTACGAGGCGCTTCATAACCAAGCGGCTTGCCATACTCATCATTCCCCAGACGCTTCCAGAAGGTGCAGGGCGCGGTATACGCCCAGTTAGCCACACTGCTCATATTCACCCCACCACATCAAAGAAGCCGACTGTTTTGCTTTCCAGCGGCAAGCCAGACAAGCAGCCGGATGTATCCCACACTCTGATTTGCTTAAGCAGATAATCAGTGCCGGCTGAATCATAGTTGAATGAACGGGAGCCACCGGAAGGTGAACCCTGCGAGGCGATCTTTCTTGCACCGGACAGGGAGGCTAAACGAACGGTTGAATAGATAAGCAATAGCTTCTGCAAACTCTCATCATATCCATGAGCCACCATGCACTCAGATTTGTCATTCACCTGATTTAATAACAGTTCCAGCACTGAATCAGGTAATGTGAAACCCAGCTCGGCGATCATCGGCTTAATGTCACTCAGTGTTATCGCCATCTGATTTGACCTTTTTAGACTTGGACGGACTGGCGACTTCAAAGGTTTTTTCTTCAATTAATTCAACCAAGCCAGCCTTAACCCATACTGTGGCGTTTTCTTCTGATACGTCAATGTGAGCACCGACCTCTAGTTTTTTGAGGTCGGCACCAGTAAAGAAGTTACGTGAAATAACTTTTACCAGTGCCATATATCCCCCTTACTTGCCTTTGGCGTGAATGACTGAGAAGTGCTCGTTAATATCCTGCTTAACCATCAGACCAGCAGCCCCCCATGTGCGCCATACATAGTCGGAGTTGTAGAACTGGCGTGGGTCAGCAACCGTGCCGAAAGCCTGTCCAACAATCGGTGCGATAACACCTGCGCCCAGTGGAATGATCATCATTTCATTGCCTTTCAGCTCAAAGTCTTCTTTGATGTCAGCAATGCCCGTGATTTTCTTAATTTCCTCAAGAACAGTGCGGGTCTGGTTAACGTCGTAGTACAGTTTTTCCCAGTTAGACAGGACTTCGCCTGATACATACCAAGTCTGTGCGCCGTACTGGTAGTTTTGTAATTTCAGCACGTCACGCACCTTCATTACTTCGCTACGCATTGCTTGGCCATCTGTGCTTGTAGTGTGATCGACGTTCAACGTTACTTGTGCGACACGCTCATCAGCGCGGAAGCCTTTCCAAGTCTTGTCATCAAACTTAATGAAATTGCCTTCACTGTCGCGGAAGCCATTCCAGATAAAGTCGAGATACTTACGACGAACAACTTTTACAGAGTCGGCCTGTGCATCAGACAATGAAGCCAGAGCAGAGCCTTTGTTAAATACAGGGTCACGCCAGTTGAACTTAAAGCCTGTGTCATGAATAGGAACCATCGTGCCGTCGAAACTGTACGAACGCGCATCCAGTGCAGCACCAATCTGACCAGACATTGACGTATGCGCCCAACCCGTGCCGCCAGTACGCGCATATTCATACACTGATTCCTCTAAACGCACTGAGCGAGATAATCCCGCCAGATCATTTAACAGAGTGAATTCAGTGTTAGGCTCAAACTCTGCCAGCACAGTCTGGTCATACGCACGATACAGGCGCTTGATATCATCGATAGCATTAACCGCATCGAGGCGCGGAGCATCTTCACCACGAAAACGAGAGCGAGAAATAAAATCCGCTACCGCCTGCGCAGATGAATTACGTGCTAACGTCAGCTCGCCAAACTGAGCCTGATTAGCCTCAAGGTTTCCGGTTTCGGTTGCCTTTTTAGTTGAAAAATAAAACATTCAGTTCTCCTTACTTAAACACCACGCGAACCAGATCACCCGCTTTTGCTGTGATACTGTCTTCTTCGACATAGGCAAATGCAGCAACACCATCACCAGCCGCCGCAATCTGACCGTTAGCAGCCGTCACAGGCTGACCCTTTTTATACGTTCCCTCAGTGGCACGAACGTTTAGGAACACCCCCGCCATAGGGTGAATACTGACGACCACTGAACCCGCCGTGATAGAGTCATCCACTGTCTGGCAGCGGAGATAGTCGATATTGGCAACATACAAAATGGCCGATTCTTTGCCATCCACGGAGGCCTTAAATATTCCTTTCTCAAAATAACCAATCGTGCCGGGCTTCGTATCCACCGCCGCTGCACCCTCTCGGTTCAGCATGGGGTTAGTAAATACACCACCCGCATGAATTACATGTTTTCCTTTAGCCATTTCTATTACTCCGGCATAGATGTGAATGATTCAGAAGAATTGTTGTTTGTGAATGATGAATTCAGCCCTGCCGAGGTCTGGCACTGGGCATAAAAACCATCAAGTGCTGCGCCATCCAGCGCATTAACCGCCGTGTCATCCAGACCAAACTTGGTTTTCACGACAGCGCGCTTGTCAGATTTCTCCTTGTCTGCGTTGGCGGTCAACTGAGATTCCAGCGTGGTGATTTTGTCCGTCAGTGGTTTCATGGCTGCATTTATTGCTGTGGTGATCGCATCAGTATTTGTTGCGGCCTCTTTCTCTTTTTTCTCACGCGCGGCTTTTTCTTCCGGCGTTTCTTTGACTTTTGCTTCGTCAGCGTTCATCTGGCTGTATGCATCCAGCAGTTCGGCATCGGATTTACCTTCAACATCTTTGCCTTTTGCCTTCAATGCATTGATGATAATTTCTTTCATCGGATCGTGTTCCTTATTGGTTTTTACTTCGTATTCAGTTGGCTTACGCACAACTTCAACAGACTCCCCAACGAGTTCGGCTGTGCCGTCATCGTTCATGAGATATTTTTGCTGGTAGGTTTTACCGGACAGGTAGTAGATAAATTTGTCAGGCCAGACGGCCTCAGGGTAAGGCCAGTCATCATCGGGATATACAGTCCTGAGCTTTACCCTGAGTGCTGAATAAATGTCATCAAATGAAAAATTAGAAGCGTTGGAAAAGAAGAATTTCGCTTTATCAATCAGCCCCTCACTTGTGCAATCGGACGCATCAGAAAGATTGACTGCTTCAACCTCTACTTTCTGCCCGTCAGAATTAACAAAAATCCCCACGCCCTCTTTTGGTGTTGCGGCTCCCGGCTCATCAGGAGAGAGAATAGCCACATGGTCGAACTGCATGTTTCGTGCAATCCATGTGTACTTTTTCCCCTTTGACTTCCCGCCGTTCTGCTCACGCTGTAGCAATAGCCCAGTGGAAATGTGTATAGGCTCAGCTTCCTTGTTAGCGATCATGTCATCCAGACGCTGTAATAAAACCTGCCCCTTTTCCGTAGACTCCGCATACCGACGGTTAATCTTCATATCCATGACAACCCGATCACCGTCTTTGCGTACATTCTCAGCCCATGCACCAACATGAAACTGATTGACCGCACGGGGAACATCCGCAGAGACATACTGACCGTCAATACTGGGATGACCTAAAGGCATCTGCTTGCCTTCTATTGATTTGTAGCTCTTGTTAATCTCACTAGCCGGATAAAGACCGCCGTTCATCACAACATCATCAACAACGGGCACAACGCCACGAATGACGACATGTACATCACCATCGATAGTTTCAGTTGAGATATTGGAGGAGTTTAAGGCCAGTGATTTAACATGAACGCTGGATAGCTTCATGTCGTGACCTCTTTGAAGTGTTACTCGATTTGTTCCGGTTTCTGCCACGCTTTACGTTCTTCCGTTAAGCGCTCAGTCAGACCCTTGTTATATAATTTCTCGTCATCATCCAAGACAACCGGCTGTTGCGCACAGTAGCAGCGATAGCGATTCCCATTTCTAGAATAAAATTCTTCAACTTCTTGTTTGGTGTAGATCTTCCCATGCCTCACAGCGTGCCACTGTCTGGTCGTGGGTTTTAGGGCTGATAACCAAAGTAGCTTAGTATTCAACCCTAACCGCTCACTAGCCCACTCAGTTTCATTCCAATTAGCCTCTCGCAATGCGCCAACCTGCTCAGTCTGAGCTATGTTCTTGGCCTGAGCCATTGACACATCGAGCCGCTTACTGATAATCCGCGCCGTTTCACGCGGGTTAACACCACGACCAATAGCATCAGCAATCACATTAGCAAGATCAGCGCGGGCTTTATCACTGATACCTTTCCAGTCGCTGTACGTGGATACATAGGCGGCTGCTATCTGGTTCTGGTAAGCAGCAGACGACAGTAATGCTGATAGCGTCGTCTGCATCTCATACACCGATGATTGAACCGACAGATTAGTGTACGCATTCAACGTACCACGCTGATACTCCTCTGAGACGTACTGGAGCGCCCAAATATTTTGACCTATGCCCTCCAGCAAATAATCATCCAAAATGGTCTGCACGCGCTCTAACAAGCCAGCCAATTGTTGCGCCGTCATGTCGTAGATAAAAGTGTCAGCGTTAACCTGATACAGTGTTTCTCCGTGCAGGGTATACGACAATTGGGCATTGTTTTCTCTCACCCTGCCAGTTAGTCGCTGGTCAAATAGTTCACGCAATGCTTTCTTGATGTCGTAATATCGCTGCTCAATATCACGAAACATCTTGTTTACTGGACGATATGACTGAGTGGGGTCGCGCTTATTTCTGGGTATTATCGGGGTTCCGATTCGGGTCTGTTTCATCAGTCAGCGGATCTCCTGTTGCACCCTGTGGCTCTGGCTCTTCTTTCAGCTGCTCCAACTCACCTACAGTACGGATTTCATTAGGAGTAAACGCAGGTGTCCCAAAAGCCTGTTGTGTCTTAAGTGCAGCCTCAGCCATCTTAATCATATTGTCGATCTTCTCCTTCTCACTGGCTGCGAGCATGTCAGACCATGCAATAGTGACCTCACCGGAAGAAGGTGGTTCGATAATGCCGATTTCCCACAACCGCGTTATCAATTGCGTCACATATTGGGTTAGAAAACCCCATCGACGCCCATTCAACCGAACTTTCCATGTAGCATCATCTTTATCACCGGCTAACTTTCCGGTCTGAGTGCCGAACAGAACCGTGAATGGCACTTGCACAGACGCGCAGAATTCACGAGCGGTCACTTCCCATGTAGGTGTTGGGTCTCCCGGAGCAACGGACAGGACATTCAACCGCCCCGCTTGCATCACTGCCGCTGAGTCAGTCCCTCTGTTGAGCTTGCTGATTTTATCTTCCAATGCCGCGCCGAGGTCTTCGTAACCAGCTTGAATTGCCGCCGTAGTGATACTACTCATATCAGTTTCTTTTTCAAACTCCACCCCGATCTGACGAGAGGCGTTTTTCAAAAAACCCTCGGAACTGCCACCCGATACCTTTTCGATATCCAGCAATTTGTTATACCCCGCCCTGAGCAACGGCGTACCGGAGAAAATATCACCACTTTCGGCACCTTCGCACAAAGTAATCACCCGTGATGGATGAATAAGAAGTTGTTTTGCTGGGCCTTGCATCTCAACCTGACCCACAGGACGTTCATCAAAATTGAACATCTTTGGCTGCCCATAGGTATCTGAATGAATATCCTGATCCCACTCGGCAACAGTCAATTGAGGCTCCCAGACGGGGATCAGGTTAACTAATGCATCAACTTTTAGTCGTGATACCACAGTAACATCAACAGGCTCACTCCAGTTTTTGCTGTCCCTAACCTGAATCAGCAACGCTGAATAGTTACCAATCATATTGCGGCGATCAGCGTCTTTGATTTTCGCCCAGAACGGCTTTAATAGCTTTGTAACTTTCGTTTCCCATGCGCTGGTTACGTCTGATTCTTTTTTCTCTTCACCATCAATAATGGTCGGATTATCCTGCCAACACCCATCCAGCAGACGATGCACGGCGGCATGAGCTACAGCATTACGCTCATAGACGTTATAGTACTCTCTGAATCTGAGCTGTTCGGGATAACCGAACTCAGAATAAATATTGGTTCGTTTTGTATTGCCGCTAATGCCACCAGCCGCATAGAGCATCCGCTTGGCGATGGTGTCGGCCAGACTATTAACGAGCAATTCTTGTTTTTCACTCACAGCCTCTCCTTAAAAGAAAAATGCACCCACAGCCTTACGGTTGTTCTTGGCAACAGCAAAATAACGGAAGCCATCAGCACCATGTGATGTGAAGTCATGAAGTGGCTTATCTTTCCAGCAACCTCGCTTGTCATCCCATTCTTTACGGTAGCTTTCCAGATGAGATATCCCCTCGCTACATTTCTCTTCATCAAATACGCAATTGGACAGGATTTCACGCACCGATTCTATGCCAGTATCCACACCAACCTTTGGCACAACCTTGAATATCATTGAGTATTTCTGACCGTCGATTTCGTACCCTTCACGCGCCAGCTCTCGTCGAGACTTAGCATCAGCGCCAAACTCACGGTTATCGATATCATGTGGCCCCCAATGATCACCGTAGATATAGCCTTTGTCCTTCAACACCTTCATGTAATGCCGTAAACCCTCACCAGAGTTCTCGTAGTAGTCGATGATGTGGAACTCTTCTCCGACTTCACGCACGAACCAAATAGCCGTAGAGTCACCCACCCCGATATCCCAGAAGGTATGTACTGGCAGATGTGAGT